CTGATGCCATATTCTGTGGAGAAATATTAACAGATGGCAAGAAACTGTTAAGATTGCCTAGCCCAGACGTTCCAACAAAAAATGGTGCTGTAAATGTAACTGCCTTTGCTCCTGCTCCTGACGCTATGACAGCCGATTGTTCCGTTCTTGAAGGCATTGTTGCTGTATAGCCCGCTTGTTGTAAATTCATATTTTGAGCTACATCTGCTGTATTAATATTAATTCTAAATTGAAATCCTCTCCCCTTAAACGTACCATTTGCAAAGTCATTAAAAGACCCATAAGTAGGTGAACTACTAGGATTATCAGTTGTGGTGCGAACAGATATTTTTGCGTTTACATCATTAGCAACTGTGCCATCAAAATCTGTCCAAGTGTCTATATTATCTGTTCTATTATCAAATTGATCTCCTACATAAAAACCAACTCCTTGAAAGTGACGTTTTAAGACAAGTGAGAATGTAGCTCCCAAATCAAGAGTATCTACAAAGTCATAAGTTCCACTAGCATTTGCACTTGGATCTATTAATTTTAATCCTCCTAAAGTTGAATCATAAACAACATTTGACTTTGTTCCATTGAAAGGTGTTCCGTCTGTATCTTCTCTGTCAGTTTTGACAGTAATAGAATCTAAAATATCAACAAGAGAAAGAGCTACACTTGCTGGATTTGCACTAAATCTACCGCCATCATCTTGAAATTTAAGTAAGTAAGTTCCTGCCAGGGCAGGAGCTATAACATCTGTCGCATTACCAGCTACAGCTTCAATAACATCTTGTGCAGATTGGAATGAAGCAGATCCTCCAGTTTGATTTGTGTGCCTCACATAAACACGACCACCATGTAAAACGTCAGTAGCAACAGCTTGTGTAAATCGTAGCCTTACAAACTGTTCATTAATTGGTTCTATCGTTAACCCAGAAACATCTTCTGGTATTGCAGTTTTACCTAAAGCAATAATTGATGTTTCAGTAAAATTAGAAGATAATTGTCCTACGGAATTATAAGAAAATACTTGAACTGTATAATTTCCTTTTGCGGTATCTAAAATTTCAAAATCACTACTAAAAACAACTTGTGAAATATAATTACCATTTTCTAATTTGTAATTTACAAGGTATTGAGTAACACCCAAAACAGGCTGCCAATCTATAATTAATTTACTTCTGGCTATATTATTTATAACTACTGTTTGTTCTGTAATTGTTAAATTGCTTGGTGGTAATGCAGGGGCATTTAAAATAGATATAGTTCGTGTGGGTAATGATGTTCCATTTTCAATAAAAGCATATTTACCTTCAACGTAAGATAAGGCTGTAATTACTAGAAAGTAAATATGGTGCATTTGTGTTTGGTGCGGAACTAAATGCAGAAGCAGTTGTTCCATCAGGTTTTGTAACACTATTAACAGTGACAACTGCACCAACAACATTAGATATTGAGCCTACCTCTACAGTTCCGTCAGATAAAATAACACTTATTGTAGAAGCAGGAAAATTTGTTTGTTCTACGGCATCAATAGTAATAGTTGTAGTCGTTGCAGCTACTACACGACCACCTCTTCTAGCTCCTGCTCTTACTGGATCATTTATTTCAATAACAGAACCAGGTCTAACAACAATTCCAGAATCTATTGAAGCTGAAAAAGTAACAGTTTCACTTTCATTTTGTTCAGCAAAAAGAATTGCACGAGCTAATCTCGCAGCTTGATTACGAGAAGTACAGGCAAATGCTTTTACTTGTTTGATAATCGTTCCAAGTTTTGATATTGCTGTTGCATCTTCTACTACTTCAAAATCCACTTCTTTTGAATCCATGTTGAAGTAACTAACAGAAACAACGCTATGCCTAGTTTTTAAACTACTCCCTGAGTATGCAAATCCACCCTCTCCCACATTGGCTAAATTAAATAAATAACTGGCTGATGTTTCTTTGTCCTGGGATATGGTAATTGAACCAGCAGACCAAATTGGCATACATCTCATAACACCAGCTAGATCATTTATTGCTGCAAATGCTTCTTTAGGACTTTGAATATTTACATTACAACTAAACCTAGCTTCTGTTGCACCTGATCCTGTGCCGTCATCTACTAATTCATTTGCATATTTACTGGCAGCCACAAAACTAAATAAATCTAAATTACTGTCAGTAACATGATCTCCCAAGCCATATCTAGTGTTCGTAAGCAAATCAAGTAAACACATCGCAGGGCAATTTGTGTAAACGGCAGCACCCATTACACCGTTAAATATATAACCACTTGGATAAACTATCCTGCCTGTACCATTATCCACAGTTGGAGTACCAGAACTAGACGCTCCTGCTCCTGGTATTCTTACTTTCACTCCTCTAATACGATACTTTCTTGTAGGAATACGATTAAACTGTTTACTATCTAAGCGAAGAGCAACATAAGCACTATTAGCATAAGTTGAACTATTATCTATAACTTCTTGAAGGCTGGTAAATTGAAAAGCATTTACTCTTGCTGCATCTGTACTATCTGCTGTAACTCTAACCACTCGTACATCAACGGGAAAATCGCCTGTGATATTTATTCTGTGATCTCTAGCATAAGCATCTGCTGTTCTACCACTAACAGAAGTGCTTATAATGTCTGTAAATCCACCAGAATTATATTGAACTTGTATTTTATATTCGACAGTATCTCCTCGAATATCGCCATCATCTTCGGCTACTTGTATTTGAGGCCAAGTTAAAGTAACAATTATTGCATCTACGTCTGTATTTGTAACTTGTCTAGTTACGGGAGCAGAGGTCGTTACCTCAACTCCAACACCAGTAGGTGATCTACTTTCAGCAGGAATACCACTCATTGCTGTTTGGTTTGACGTTCCAAATTTAGACTTAAAAACTACATCTTTAAAATTAAAATCAATATCAGCAGGATCAGCACTTGTAGCGTCAGCAGCAAGTATTGGAGTGTCATCAAGAAATACATCTTTTAAACTTGCATTATCGTATGCAGTTGTTCCTTTTGTAAGTCCTTCTTTTGATGCAGTAGCAAACCCTTCTATTTCTCCTTCAGATATTAAATCTTGAACTGTAGCAAAACTTCTACTATGTAAAGTATCAGGAGCACGATAAGGAGGTGGGGGTGGTTTTGGTGGTCCTCCAGATCCTCTAATAAGTTTAGTTTCGTCTGTCATGCCTCTACCTGATTAGTGTCAATCGCTGCACTTATTACAACACTTCCTGTAAATATTTCACCATACACTATTGGTACAGGTGTGCCAGCCCTTGATGTATTTTGCACTCCACTAAAGTTAAAAGATAACTGTGGATCTTCTTCAGAATTAAATTTTTGTGGTTCTGGCAATGGAAATAACATTTCGCTAACACCCGTCAGTAAAAGACCAATACCAATGTTTCCTAACATCGCAGCAAAACTAAATTTTCCTGCCATAGCTCCTGCACCCGCAAAACCAAAACCTCCCCCTGCCATAAATCCTGCTCCTGGTGCTGCTATTGCAACACCTATAAGAACTGCTCCTAATAAAACTTTTCCTAAACCTCTTCCAGCACCACTAATCATAGGGATAAAATGTATATCCTCTCTACCTATTGGATAACCTATTTCGTTTTTATCAATGTCATAATTACCAACTTTTATTTGATAATATTTTGGACTCATATAAGATTCTATACCTGGAAAGTTATGTATTAAAAAACTTACAGCTTTACCTACTGTATCTACCTTTACCTCGAACTCTTTATGTCCGACAAATTTAGCTAACTCACCGTATAGTTTTACTTTACGAAGCATAACGATACCTCTTTCCTGTACATTTTAACAGCCATTCAGAGTAGGGCTCTCTACAAGATAGTCTATCGGTTAAATGATGAATAACATCACCCTCAAAAAATAATGCTACATGATTTAAGGTTGGGTGCAAAATGCTCATAAGTAATACATCTCCATCTTGTAATTTTTCCTCTGGCCTAAGTTCTCTAAAATTGGTTCGCCAAGCACAAGCCTCAAACAAAGGTTTATTATTAAATTCTTCTAATGTTATAGGTCTTTCCCAATCTCTTAATTCAATATTCTTTTCTTCTTTATACCAATCTCTAACTAAACTCCAGCAATCAGTAATACCCCATACCCATTGACGGCCCAATAGAGGTGGTTTATATCCACATGGTTCTAAATATGCCCACTTCTCTGTTTTTGGGTTTACTATATACCACGGTAAGTTACTATCTTCACAGCTAATCTTATCTGCCTGACTAGGAGTTGGAGGTGTTATGGGGTGGCTATGAATAACACCAACTATTTCCCCTGTATTGTCTGCCTTTACATAATCTTCTGGGTCGATAATAAAACATTGATGCTCTGTCATGGAAAGATTACGACAAGGGTAATAACGTTCTTTACCTTTTACATTCAAAAGTAACCCACAAGATTCTTTAGGATCTTCCTTTTGGGCATGAAGTAGTGCTTTAGATTTCCAGTTCATTGAACAAATGTACCAATAGAGGGAAATATCGACCTAGTGCATTGACGTTTAGGAATCCTTACTCCAGCTAAATCTGTAGGAGCAGCAAGTTCAAATTCAACAATTTCTCTAGTCTCTGTTGATTTGCGATCAATCGAATATATTTCTTGAGGAAACTCTGCATTTGGATCGGCAGTTGTATTTGTTCCATCAGCAAAATTAACAGCATCTAAAAATTTAGCCAATGTTCTAATTCTTGTAACTGTAGCTCCTGTTAAATCATTACCTGTTGTTTCTTCATTAACAGATAAAAGTATCGCTGAAATTAATCCTGTAGCATTACTAATTGATATTTTGGGTCTAGGTAACTGTCCTTTTTGAAATGCAAAACCTGTTGCTTGTACTGGAAATCTTAAATACTCATTACCAGCCCAAACTATTTTTCCGTTTGCATTGAGATTACTTCCAGCATGAAATCTATAGATAGTATTTTCACCATGTAAATTGCTATCTAATTGCAATACAAATAATTCAATGATTGCTGATGGATTGATAGATTGTAAATTACTAAATACTGCTGAATTAACTGACATTATGATGCTGGTTCAAATACTTGCCTAAAAGTTGCTCGAATTGTAGCCCTATTTTTAAATGGTATTGATTTATTCCATTGTTCACAAACAAACTTGAAAGAAGAAGAGGTTTCTCCAGGTAAATAATCTGCGGGAAAGTCAAAACTATCACTATCGTTTGCTCTGTCATCTAAAAATGTTTCTATAGTATCTGCTTCTGTTTCTGAAACTTCATAAGTAAAATTAAATATTTTTGGGTTTTGATGTTGAGCAAGACCAAATAAGATTCTATGCTCATACCCATCAGCAAAACGAACTATTCTAGTAAATGGTTCAGACCTTTTCTGTTGTCCGTATGTAGGTTTTATTGAGGGAAACGTAGCCATTATGCAAGTATTCCTCCAGGTCGTTTCTGTTGTATTAGTTCAGATTGTACCGCAGCCGAGATAAGACGGCCAAGTTCTCTTCCCTGCTCTTCATCTCCTTCAACAGCAGAACCAGAAGCATCTACATTTACCACTACACTTGTAGAACCGCCAAGTGCATGGTTTGGAGTTACAAAACCAGAACTGGCTGGTGTAAATAATTCTGGTCCACGCTCTCCTACAAGTGAAGGCTTACCTCCTGGAATACGACCACCATTTGCTGCTACCATGATTGGAGATGGAGGTAATGGATTAGTTTTATTGTTTCCACCAAATATTCCACCAAGTCCACCTAGTATCGAACCAAATAATCCTCCTCCTCCTAATGTGCCTTGCATATTTCCAAATAGTGCCATGTTAAATGCAGCATCTATAAGTTTATTTAATACATTATTCAGCATATCGTTTAATGTAGATGTGCCACGAATCATGCCTTGTATTCCGTCTGCTATATCTGTAGCTATTGATTGAGACATTCTTTCAAACGCTGCTGCTGTCTGTTCCGCTAATTTTCTTTCCTTTTCTAAAGTTTGTATTCTTTGTAGCTTTCTTCTTATTGCATCTTCATCTTTTATCTCTCCTTCTTCTTTCATTTCAGCAATTTGTTTTTCTATTTCAAATTCCTCGGAGGTCATAGTTAAACTACGCTCCAGCATTTCTATTTCTTTGTCTAAATTTTTAACCCTAGCTTTTTGGATTGCTTCGATCATTGCATCGGCCTCGGCTTCGCTATCTTTTAAATTAATTTTTTTCTGTAACGCTACAATTTCATCTTCTAAAAGTTTTTTTGCGTCTTGTACATCTTTGATACTTGGCAAACCAAACAAACCTGATCCCTTGTCTTTACCTAAAATGTCTATTGCGAGATCACCTCTGGCCTTATCACTTAAAGCATCTTTACCAAAAATAGTAGTTAGGTTTTTTCTTTTTTGTACTAAATCATTTAATTTTCTACCTTCTTCTGTGTCTAAAGTACTGCCAGAAGCCTCGGCTTGACCTATTAAAGCAGACCTTTCAACAGTACTAGCAATAAGTTGTAAAATACCAGAATTTTGTATGAAGTTAGCCATTGAGTTTTTCATCAATGTCATAACTTTTGTAAAGTTGTTTCCTAGTTCTGTCACTTCCTGACCGAACTTAGTCATATTATCTACACCACCTTGTCCGATTAGATTTATCATTTTTTGTCTCGCTAACTCGAAAGCTGCCTCCTCATCTCCTAATTTTGTAAGTACTGCAATTTGTTTTTCGAATTCAGTTCCAGTTACTCCTAATGCTGCGGTAAGTGCCTCTACATTTTTAGTCGCTGGATCGAGTGCCTGACCTAATTTCGCTGCTTCTACACCAAGTTGTTGTAGTGGTGTTGCAATAGAGGTAGCTGCTAAACCTCCTGCAAAACCTCCCATCTGACCACCAAATAATGACCCTAATCCACCACCTAATGCACCAGCAGCACCGATTAGCGGTCCTTGTCCAAATAACAGAGGAAATGCACCAGAAATAATTGCACTACTAGCAGCACCAGCAAAACGATTTCCTCCTCCAGTACCAGTTCCTCCTGTTCTTCTGCCACCGCCTCCACCTCCACCACGAGGTTTATTTGTTAAATTTATTCTTCTTTTTTCAACTTCTAAAGCCTGTTTGTCTACTTTTACCTGATCTTGTTTTCTTTTTAATACTTTTTGCTCTAATGCAAGCCTTTGGCCTGTCATTTTTATTTTATGCTGTTCATTACGAAGTACAGTTCTACTTGCTCTTCCACCTTGAGCTAATTTATTTAACTTCGATATACGCTTTTCAAGATTATTTAGCTGCTTATTAACAGTCCTGGTATTCAGTTTTATATTAACTTCGTAATTAGATGCCACTAATCTCGATAAAACATTACATTTAGTTTAGCGTACCTTACGATATTGAGCTTTCTTTTTCATATCTTCATACGCTTTTTCTTCCCTCTCTCCTTTCAACGTAAAATATGCGTTCCAGGCATACAGTTCCTCTATGGTCATGTTCTTTTGTAAATGACCTAAAGTAATCCCTAAAGTTTCTGCAACAAAAAATTGTAAATATAAATAGTTGTCTTTATCAAGTTGTGCTTTTTACGGCATCAGGGGTTGCCTCCTCGCCCACCTCCTGCATTTTTGTCATAAGTTCCAAAAGTACAGCTAAAGGTATTTCTCTTCTTAAACTTGCCTTATCTGCTTCAGCAAACAGTTTTTTTCCATCTTGATCTTCAGCTTTATTGATTATTACCTGGAGTGCAAAATCTAAATTACCCTCTTCCTGTCCTTTGTTAGCTCTCATTAGAGTAGCATTTATGGAGTCTCTATCTGCAATAGTTAAAGGTGTCCAATACACTTTTAAAATTAGCTCTCCATTTTTATAAATGGGATAACTACTCTTTTCGTTTATGCTAAATGCTTTTCTTAGCTTGTCAATTGCTCTATCTGTAGGCATACAAAATAAATTAGTATATTCATCTACTATACTACTACTTTATTACCTAAAGCCAACCTTTTTGAACGCTAATGCTATATCTTTGTTGATAAGACCACCTTTCGTATAGATATTGTACCAGTTTGGTCCTCCTGTAGCGGTTAAACTAAAATCCTCCCCATGTTTTGCATAAGTAACAGGTTCTCCCTTTAAATTAGGTCTTGTTTGTCCTGGTGCGTTTATTGCAAAGCCAGCATACTTAGCTCGGTTTCCAATAAATAAATCTTGATTTAGCGTTACATTCGGTACTCTAGGATTTTTTATCTGCCTGGCTGTAGGGTCAGGAATCAAATAATGTTTAAAGTCTGGTTTTCTTTTCTTGGTTGCCTGTACAGGACTTTTTGATACTATCCAGTTTTCTCCAAATGTTCCTGTCCACCACGGACCTTTTTCAATTAAAGAACGAGTTACTGTTTTCGCAACCTCTTTCCTTCCCTTAGTTATTGCCTTTCCTAAGTCCTTAGTAAAATGTTTTTTAAAATCTTTAGGCATTAGCAGTGAAGTCGCAGCTTACAACAGATAGATAATGACTGTCCTCTTCAACATTTACAGAAGTTGGTCCTTCAATTTGTAGTACTCTTGGACTTACGGAAAATGTATCTGTGTAAGTAGAAGCGTTAACAGAAGTAAGACCTGTAATAACTGTCTCAGCTATAGCAGATGCCTCCGCACTTCCCTTATGTGGTGGAGTCATAATTCCACATCTTATAGATCCAGAATAATAAGTTTGTGCTGCTCCTTGTGTTTGGGTAGTGGATTGTCCAAAATCTAAACTTACCATCACATACTTTTTATTCTTCCCTGGAGTAGTTAGTGGCATATTGTCAAATATTACCAAAACAGTAGGATCTGCGTCCGTTACCGCATCTAGTATTGCGGTTTCAAATGCTGCTCGTGCGTTTACTAAACTCATTAGAAAATAACGTCAACTCTGAATAAATATTCCTGACCTCCTTTTAAGGTAAGAATATTTGTTATCTTACAACCTCTGCTAGATCCAGAAAAAGTAAGAGTAATATCATCTTGCAATAAAGGTTGATTGTCTCCTATCAAGTCAGGTGTTATGTATAGCCTTGCCACGTTTTCTTGAAAACCTGTTTCTTCTGTTGATCTAACAAACTCAATAGGAACTTTTATCGTATAGTTTGTATCTACTGTTATGTATTCTCCAGTTGCATTGTTATAACTTGATACTCCTTTTCTTGTGTAGACAATAGTTGTATCTAAAGAATCACCAAGTTGAGCAACAACCTGTTTCGCAATGTTTTTTAGTGCTGTATCTAGTTGTCCTGCCATTAGCCTCTAACCGCCCTTAGTTGGAAAGTTCCTGCTCCACCTAGAATATACGCTCCAAGATAACTTTGTAACCACGGATAAACGTCAAGAATATTATTTATTGATCCCGTTCCCTGGCTATCAGTATTGTATTTAACCTCAATATCTCCTAATTTTACCTCAGAAAAATTACCATCTTTACCTGTAGTACCAGTTATAGCTCCCGTATCATTTGCCAATGCCCTAGCTAGTTCATATTGTGCATACTTAATATTGTTTGGAATAGTTGAACAACTCAATTCGACTCTATCTACTTGATAGTTTGTTCTAGGAAATTTTAATGCTTGGTTTTCGTCACATCTATCACCTTGAAATACGAAACTATCAATCCATCTTGTTGCCGATATTAATGCTCTATTCTTTTGATCGTCTGTTTTATCTGTCCAGGTAGAAGAGTCTGGCACTGTCTCAAAATAACTATTAGCTTCTGTCAACGTGACATAACTATTAGCAGTTTCACTTTTTAAAGTTGCAATTATGGTAGCTGCCACGATTGTTAAAGTAATTTAGTTTTATTGTAGCGTAAAGAAAAAACCCCACCAATATTCGGTGAGGTTTATTGACTACAAATTAATCTTAATAAAAATTAAGACTTAAGTCCATTAGATAATGGTGTGTTTACAAAAATTTCAACCATAGGAATTTGGTCGATGTCATAAGTAACACCATAGTTAGAACCTGTGCGAAGTGCAGCATTAGTTGGGTTGTCAGCAGCGTTTGTCCACTTAGTTCCCATAACGTGATAAGCACTATGGTAGTCAACAGACATAACATCTTGCTTAGATAAGATGTTTCTTTCTGCTTCAATACCTAGCTCAGACTGTTGACCTTCAAGAATTGTTCCTGACTTCATTAAGTAGCAACGGAACTCTTGACGATTACCACTAGATGTTGGATCGTTGATGTTTACCTGAGAGTCGATTACAACTGTGCAACCAGCAAACTGACCGATTGATCTGTCAGTTACACCAACTCCACCACCACCCCAGGTAATGCCAGTACCAGTTGATAAGGCAGATGTTGAGAATGTTAGTAGACCTACCTGGTATAGATAGTAAGCAACCGCAGGGTGAACTATAAGAAGATCAAGTTCCTCTCCTCTTTCTCCTATAAGAGAACGAGCTTCTGCAACAGTAGCAGCAGTAAGATAGTTTGCTTCGGCACTAGCACTAGAACTACCAACTTGCTTCTCAAGGCGGTGACCATTAAGAGCAGTATGGAATAAACCAGTTAGAGTTTCAAATAAACGAACAGAGTTCAATTTATTGATAGCATCTGCAAGTTGATTTCTGATGTGACCCATTGGATCTTCGCCAGCAGCCAAAATAGCTACATCATCAACAGCATAAGCAAAACCTCTGTGACAGATAGTTGCAACTTGCGTATCTGTACCGATTTTTTGAGGTGTTAGATAACCAGCACCACTTGTTCCCCATGTACCTGTACCATCTAAAATTTCTTCAGTTGGTGCGATTGGGTTAAATTCTGGAACCTGTATTCTTGTTCCTCCTGCTGTTGCATCAAGCAAAGCATTACGAACTACAGCACCAGACTGTATAAATAGACTACGTTCTTTGATAGCTTGAGAAA